ACTAAAACAAAAACAATTAAAAAATGGCTACTACTACATCAATTACAAGTACTTATGCTGGCGAATTTGCAGGCAAGTACATTTCTGCTGCTTTATTATCAGGTGTTACACTTGATAGAGGTGGTATCGAAATCAAACCAAACGTAAAGTATAAAGAAGTAATTAAAAAAATTGCTACTGATGCTAACGTAATTAAAGATGCAACTTGTGACTTTACTGACACTGCTGCTATTACATTAACTGAAAGAATCCTTCAGCCAGAAGAGTTCCAAGTAAACCTAGAACTTTGTAAGAAAGACTTTAGAAGTGACTGGGAAGCTGTGTCAATGGGATACTCTGCATTTGATAACCTACCTCCAAAATTCTCTGACTATTTAATTGGTCACGTTTCTGGATTAGTTGCTGAAAAAACAGAAAAGAATATCTGGTCTGGTGTTAACGCTAACGCTGGTGAATTTGATGGATTTGAAGCTTTATTAACTGCTGACAACACTGTTATTGACGTTGCAAAAGCAACTGTAACCTCTTCTAACGTAATTGCAGAATTAGGAAAAATAGTTGATGCTATTCCTTCTGCTTTATATGGTAAAGAAGATTTATTTATCTATGTTTCTCAAAATATTGCTAGAGCTTATGTAAGAGCTTTAGGAGGATTTGGAATCTTAGAAAACGCTGCTGGTTCTGAAAACGTATCTAGCATTGGAGCTAATGGTGTGTCTAATCAAGGTACAATGTGGTGGCAAAACGGAGCATTATCTTTTGATGGTGTAAAATTATTTGTTGCTAATGGATTAGTTGACAATCACGCAGTAGCTGCTGAAAAATCTAACTTATTCTTTGGAACAGGTCTTTTATCTGACCATAACGAAGTTAAGCTGATTGACATGGCTGACTTAGACGGTTCTCAAAATGTAAGAGTTGTTATGAGATTTACTGCTGGAGTACAGTATGGAATAGGTTCTGATATAGTTCTTTATTCTTAATAAATTAAATTAACCAAAAATTAGGGTAGGTAGGTGATTATCTGCTTACCCTTTTTTTATAATAAAAAACAAAAACTATGGCTTGCGAATTATCATTAGGTAGAAAAGAACCTTGTAAAGACGTTGTTGGTGGGATTAAAAATGTTTATTTTGTAGATTTTGGAGACTTTAGTGCTATAACATACACTTCTAGTACAGATATTGTAGCTAGTGTAGGGAGTAATGTTGCTAGTTTTAAGTACGAGGTTAAAGGAAACTCATCTTTTGAACAAAACATAACCTCATCAAGAGAAAACGGCACTACATTCTTTGAACAAACATTAAATTTAACACTACACAAATTAACTAAAGAAGACAACAAAGAACTTAAGCTTATGGCTTATGGTCGACCTCATGTTGTTGTGGAAGATTATAATAAAAACTTATTTCTTATGGGATTAGAAAACGGTGCTGATGTTTCTGGTGGAACAATAGTAACTGGAGCTGCGATGGGAGATTTAAGTGGATATACACTTACATTAACTGGTATGGAGAAAGTACCTGCTAATTTTCTTGATGTTGCTACTGACGGTACAGTTGCTACTGCATTAACAGATGCAGGATTTGCTACACCAACAGTAGGAAGTAATACATAATAACTAAATTTAATTAGGTAAAATTAAGGGGTGCTTCGGTGTCCCTTTTTTTATGAAAACAAATTAAAGATTATTTGTTACTTATAATATGGTAATATTAACTACATCAACAGGTGCTCAGAACTTTAAGGTAATTCCCAGAAGTACACCAAGCTCGGTTACATTTCAATTAACCGATAAGTCTAAAAGAACTACAAGTGCTGTTTCGGTTACTGTAGCTAATTCTAACGGTTATATGACGATTACAGGAAGCTTTTCTTTAGTTAAGGATAGGTTTTATTCATTTTCAATTAAAAGTGGCTCTACGGTAATATATAGAGGTTCTATTTTCTGTACAAATCAAACTAATTTTAATACCTTTGATGTACATTCTGGAGAATACACTACAGAAAACACATACGATAACGATTTTGTAATAATATGAGAAAAGTAAATAAAATGGCAAAAAATAGATACAACAGCAAGTCTTTGCCAAAAGTAGAAAAAGGAAAGATACACATAGTCAATATGTCTTCTTACACAAGACCTGAAATCAAAGAACAATATAATAGAGATTGGGTAGAGTATGGAGATGACAATAATTATTTTAGTTATTTAATAGATAGATATAATGGAAGTCCTACTAACAATGCTGCTATTAATGGTATTGCCGAAATGATATATGGAAAAGGAATTGATGCAGTTGACAGTAAAGAAAAAGAAGCTGACTATATAGAGATGAAAGAGCTATTCACAAAGCCCTGTATGAAGAAAGTATGTTACGATTACAAAATGATGGGTCAAGCTGCAATTCAAATAATCTATTCTAAGGACAGAAAAAAGATTGTACAAGTAGAACATATACCTGTAGAGACGTTAAGGGCAGAGAAGGCAAATAACAAGGGTGAAATACAAGCTTATTACTATGCTAAAGATTGGTCAGAGGTTACATTTAAAACACAACCTAAAAGAATACCTGCATTTGGTACAAGTAACTCAGGATTAGAAATATTATATATTAAACCTTATAGAGCTGGATTTTATTACTATTCACCAGTAGATTATCAAGGAGGTTTACAATATGCAGAACTAGAAGAAGAGATAGCGAACTATCACATAAATAACATACAGAATGGACTTGCTCCAAGTATGCTTATTAACTTTAATAATGGTGTTCCTACAGAAGAACAAAGGTCTCTTATAGAGCAAAACATACAAGAAAAATTTAGTGGTTCTTCTAATGCTGGTAGATTTATATTAGCATTTAACGATAGCAAAGAGCTTTCTGCAAGTATTGAGCCAGTTATACTAAGTGATGCACATGAGCAGTATAAATTTCTTAGTGATGAATCTATGAGAAAAGTTATGGTATCTCACAGAATTGTATCTCCTATGCTTGTAGGTATTAAAGATAATACTGGATTAGGTAACAATGCTGAAGAACTACAAACAGCTTCATTACTTATGGATAATACAGTTATTAGACCTATGCAAGTTACTATACTAGATGAATTAGAAAAAGTATTAATGTATAACGGAATTGAATTAGATATATACTTTAAAACACTACAACCTTTAGAATTTACTGATTTAACTAATGCTGTTACAGATGCAGAAATAGAAAAAGAAACAGGAATAAAAAAAGATGATAGTGTACAAATAGAAGAAGAACAAATAAATATAGAAGAATAATGGCAACAGCACTATTTATAAAAAGGTCAGATTTAGTAAAAAATACTGCATTAAATTCAAATGTAGATACAGATAAGTTTATACAGTTTATTAGTTTGGCACAAGAAATTCATGTACAAAATTATTTAGGCACAGATTTATATGACAAGATAAGTGCCGATATTATTGCAGGCAATTTGGGTGGAGATTACTTAGCTCTAGTAAATGATTATATACAACCAATGCTTATACATTTTGCTATGGTAGAATACTTGCCGTTTGCAGCTTATTCTATATCAAATGGAGGTGTATATAAACATAACTCTGAAAACAGTCAAATAGCTAATAAAGAAGAGATAGATTTCTTAATTCAAAAGGAGAGAGATTTTGCTGAGTATTATGCACAAAGATTTATTGATTATATGACTTACAATGCACCATCTAAATTTGATGAGTATTATAGTAATTCTAATCAAGATATTTATCCAGATAAAGACACAGGATTTCACGGATGGGTATTATAAAAAAGAATTACAAACCCAAAGAGGTTAATGTCAAAAAATTACTAACTTATTTAAAAAAGAAAGACAATGGCTACACTTTCAGGAAATAAAATAAAAAATACTTATCAGTCACTTGTAAAGTTTTCTGATAATGGAAATATAACTACTACAGCTAAACAATTAACTGATGGATTTGGTAATAACTCTCCTATGTTTGTATCAACAACACAAATAGGAATAGGTGTTACACCAGAAACAGGATTAAACCTTCACGTTTTTGGAGATGCTAAAATAGGTAGCAATCTAACAGTCATAGGAAACTTAGTAGTTGAAGGAAGCACTACAACAGTAGGAACAGATACATTAACAGTTAAAGACCCTTTAATTGTATTAGCAAACAACAATACAGCATCAGATGCAGTTGATATAGGTTTTTATGGCAAATATCATCCTTCTAACACTACACTATACTCAGGACTGTTTAGAGAAGCTCTAACAGGTAAATACAGGTTATTTAAGGGATTACAAGTTGAACCTACTACAACAGTAAACACAAGTGGAACAGGATATGCAGTAGCTAGTTTAGTTGCTAATTTAGAAGGTAATTTTATAGGAGGTACTATTTCAGGTACTACAGGAACATTTAGTGGAAATATAATAGTTTCAGGAACAGTCGATGGTAGAGATGTTGCAACAGATGGAGCTAAGCTAGATGGTATTGAAGCAGGTGCAACTACTGACCAGACTGCTGCTGAAATTAAAACTGCTTATGAAAGTAATTCAAACACTAATGCTTTTACTGATGCTGATAAAACAAAATTAGATGGTATTGAAGCGAGTGCTGATGTAACTGATGCTACTAATGTATTAGCAGCAGGTGCAGTAATGACTACTGGTAATCAATCTATTAGTGGAGTAAAAACATTTAGTGACCAAGTAACTATACCTGCTACTCCAAGTGCAAGTACAGATGCAGCTTCTAAAGGATATGTAGATTCTGCTATAGGTGATAACAATGAACTATCAGAAGTGCTAGCAAATGGCAACACTACAGGAGGAACTGATATAGATGTAAGTGCAGGAGATGATATAACATTTGCAGATAGTAGTAAAAGTATTTATGGTGATGATTTTGATTTAAAAATATATCACGATAACTCAAAAGGTATTATTAGAAACACAACAGGTTCATTAGATATTCAAAGTGTTGAATTTTTAGTTGAAGATACTTCAGGAAATAATTGGATAAAAACAGCAGTTGGTGGAGGAGTTCTTTTGTATTATAATGATAGTAAAAAGTTTGAAACAACAAGTTATGGAATAAATGTTACAGGAGATATTTCTATTCCTGTTAGCAACAAAATACTTTTTGGTGGTAGCAGTCATACATATATAAGTGAAGATATTGACGACAGATTAAGGTTCTTTGTTGGTGGTGCTGAATTTATGAGGTTTACAGAGGGTGTTTCTGACACAATAAACTTTTATCAAGACGTAACTTTTTCTGGCGACCTTATTGTTCCAGAGTATATTAAACACGAAGGAGATGCAGATACCTCTATAAGATTTACTACAAACACAATTAGATTTTATACAGCAAATAATGAAGTGTTAGAATTAGAAAGTGATGGGCAAGTAAACGTAATATCTTCTGGTACGGCTACAAATCCTTGTATAACAATAGGAGATGATGTTAATACAGGTATATGGAGACCTGCATTAGACACTTTTGCAATATCTACAGCAGGAACAGAAAGAATGCGTATAAACAGTTCAGGAAACGCAACTTTTGCAGGAACTTTAAGTTCTGGTGCTATAACTTCTACTGGAGAAATTGAAGGTGGGTCTTTAGACATAAATGGTAATGCTGACATAACTGGAAATTTAAACATATTAGGTAGTACTGCTTTAAATGTTACAGGTAATGCAGATGACAATTGGATAGGAAGATTTGAAAATACAAATTCTGGAGGTTTTGGTATTTTAGCACAAATAGCAGGGACAAGTTCTAATGAAAGGATATTTGAAGCAAGAGTTGGAAGTAGTACTAAAATGCTTATTACAGGAGATGGAAATACAACTTTTGCAGGGAATGTAAAATCAAATTCAACAACTGCGTTTTCAGTTGGGACTGTTGGAAACATAGGAAACACAGCAGGAGATATAAATATTTATAGCACAAGTTCTGGTCATAATGGTTTAAGAATGCACGCTAATGGTATTTTACCTACTGATAATGCAGGTACTATTATTGATAATGATGCAGATTTAGGTTTTCCAACTTATAGATTTAAAGATTTATATTTAGGTGGTTCTATTACAGCAGGTGGTGCAACTTTTGCAGGTAGTGTAACTGTAGATGGGGCATCAAATAGTAATGTATCTCAACTTGCATTAACAAGAACAGATTTTTCTTGGGGTATATTTAATGAAACTGATTTAAGGTTTTATGTACAAAGTGGAAATACAACTACTCCAAATACACAAGTTCTTCAAATAGGAACAACTGGATTAACTACAATAAAAAGAACTGGTATAACAGGAGTTGCTAAAGCTGATATGATTTTACAAATAGGTTATGAAGGCAATAATGGTCAAAATAACTTAATTGGTTTTGGATATAATGCACAAACTAATATTCCTGCATATATTGGATATACTACAACAAGTGGTAGTGGAAGCACAAAAGGAGATTTAGTTTTTGGAACAAGAAGTGTAACTTCAGATACTGCTCCATCAGAAAGAATGCGTATAACATCAGGAGGGGATATTCAATTTACTGGTAATAGTCATACACCATATATTCAACTTGTTAATAGTGGTAGAACTGAAGGAAATCCAGGCTTTACTTTTAATGGTGATACAAACACAGGAATGTTTCAACCTGCTGGAGTTGCTGACACTATTGCTTTTTCAACAGGTGGTTCAGAAAGAATGCGTATAACATCTGGTGGCAACGTAGGAATTGGAACTGATGACCCTGATTATACACTTCATTTGTTAAAATCATCTGGAGATACAGAAATGTATATAAACGGTCAAAATGGTCAGTCAAGTTTAAGAATGGGATTAGATTTAAGAAATTGGCAAATTAAAACTGCTGCTGCACCATATCTTTGGTCGCTTAATTATGTTGGGACTGATTTTCAAACTCCAAATATATTAACCGCTACTGTAGGAGGAAACGTAGGAATTGGAGTTACTTCTCCCACAACTACTTTAGATGCAAGAGGTTCTGGTGCAACATCAAATCCTGCAACATCAGGAACAACTGTCAGCACAGGTACAAGATTTAGACTTGGTAGCTCAACAAATGCAACAGCTGTTTTAGATTTTGGTATAAGCACAGGTGGAAAATCTTGGTTACAGGCTACAGACAAAAGCGATTTAAGTACTGGATATAATTTTTTAATTAATCCAAATGGAGGAAACGTAGGAATTGGAACAACTTCGCCTCAGAGACCTTTGCACGTTAATGGAACAGAAGGTGTCGCTAGATTTACTTCAACAGCATCAGGAAACAACGGTTTTGAGGTTGGAATTGGAACATCATCTCAAGCATTTTTATGGCAATCAGAAAATGCCCATATGGAATTTGCTACTAACAATGTAGAAAGAATGCGTATAACATCAACAGGAACTATTTTTATGTATGGGCTTGGTGGTTATACTTCAAGTAATGCTGATGTAAGGTATGCAACAAGTTCAAAGGAATTATATTATCAAACGAGTTCAAAAAGATATAAAACCAATATAGTAAACCTTGAAAATTCTTTAGATAAAATAGATTCATTAAGACCTGTAAGATATGTAGATATAAATACAAAAGAACCTGCTTGTGGTTTAATTGCAGAAGAAACAGTAGAGATAATTCCAGAAGTTGTATTTACAAAAGAAATTGAAGGTTTTGATGAACCACAAGTTGAGGGAATAAATTATTCAGATTTAGTACCTTTCTTAATCAAGTCAATACAAGAACTAAAAGCAGAAGTAGAACTATTAAAAACTCAAATAAATAATTAAAATGGCAAATACTTACTCTTGGAGAATAAACGCATTAGATGCTAAAATCCACGAAAATGATTTAGACAATGTAATATATACAATACATTGGTCTTTTATGGGTCAAGATGATTCAGAAGAACCTGTAATGGCAAGTTCAACAGGTACTTCAGGAGTACAATACAATCCTGAAAATCCTTTTATCTCTTATGATGATTTAACTAAAGAAGATGTAGTTGGATGGTTAGAAGCAGGATTAAATGTTGACAGTATGAAAGAAAGCTTAGATAAACAAATAGAACTAAAAAAGAATCCAGTAGATGAAACATTAAGACCTGACTGGGATTAATTTAGTATATTTGTATATAACTATAAATTTAATAAAATGTCAAAAATTAGTAAAGAAGAATTAGAATCATTATTAGAATCAGAAAAGAAGTTTTCTGCCATCAAACACGACTTAGGTACTTTAGAAGTACAGAAGCACGGACTGTTACACGCTTATGCACAAGTGCAAGAAGAAAGTAACAAGGTTAAAGAAGAATTAGAAGGTAAGTATGGTAAGATTAATATCGACTTAAAAGATGGTTCTTACAAAGAGATTGTTGAAGAAGCTGAAGAAGTAAAAGAATAACGCTATGGATATTGCAGATATGAAGATATACCTTATAAATTCAATAGCCTTTATGGTTTCTTTAACTGAATTAGAGGTATGGCTAAAAATTATACTTCTTGTCTGTACCATTATTTATACTATTCAAAAAACAAAGAAATTATGAGTGAATTAAGTGAAGACAGTAAATTTGAGATTAGTATAAAAACACTTATTGCTATAGGAGTAGCATTATCTACCCTTATAGGTATGTGGTTTGCTTTACAAGCAGATATTGAGGAAGCCAAGAAACTACCAGAACCAGAGATTAGTAGAACTGAGTACGATTTAAAAGACCAGTTAATTAGAGAAACTATTATGAATACTGGCACTAAGGTAGAGGAGAACTCAAATGCTTTAAAGAAAATAGATGATAAGCTATTTGAAATAATTAGTAAATGAAAAATATATTATGTGCGATATTTGTATTGGTTGCGAGCTTTGTATATAGTCAGGATGTAACAGTCCTGCAAATAAACGCAGAGTGGAATAAAAGAAACAACTATGATTTAAGTGGTATAACTGGTGCTACTGTAAAGTTTAGTTACCTAAAAGACCAACCTAAAGATGTTCAAAAAAGTATTGTTGCTGTTCCTGTTATTGTTATACTAGACAAAAAAGGTAGAGTAAGAATGCAATATGTAGCAGACATATCATTAAAAATTAAAGTAGGTAATCTTGACATACAGAATAATGTCAATAGAATAAGTAAATTATGAGAGTATTAATAATATTATTTTTTATTGTTAGTTGTGGGACTTACACCCCTAAACCAACTATAAAGCACGTTTTAGCTGTTACTTCTGAAGGTGATACTTTGTTATTACCAATAGATAGAATACGTCCTAATATATATCAATCTATATACCCTATTTATGGTAGAAATTGGGATTCTTATTACTATAATGGATGGCAGTATAACACTAATATTTACTCAAATCATAGAAATTATGAACCTAGTTCTAATGCTAGTTCTAATAATAGTTTTAAAGCTAAACACGAATCTAAAGATATATCAAGGTTAGATGTAAATTCTGAAAAGGTTAAAATAAAGAATTAATAAATGAATCGCATAAGTAAACACATAACCTACAAAGAAGCTACAAGAAGTGTCACAGCTCTACGCTTAGGTATTGAAAATAAACCTAGTGAGTATGAGCTTCAGAATATGGAATTAATAGCAGAGAAGGTGTTTGAACCACTTAGAGAAGCTGTTAATGGTCCAATAAAAATTAACTCATTTTATAGAAGTGAAGAACTTAATAAATCAATTGGTGGAAGCAGTAGAAGTCAACATTGTCAAGGTAGAGCTATTGATATTGATGATTTTTATGGTTATGTTTCTAATTCTTATATGTATTACTATATTAAAGATAATCTCGATTTTGACCAACTTATTTGGGAGTTTGGTACAGATGCTAACCCTGATTGGGTACACGTTAGTTATGTAGATAGTGACTCTAACAGAAAGAGATGTTTACTTGCATATAAAGAAGATGGTAAAACTAAATATAAAGATATAAGTAATGTCTGATAAAAAGAAATTTAAAGAAACTACAGTAGGTAAATTGTTATTTGGTGCTGCTAGTATGATTAATCCTACACTTGGAAAAGTATTAAGTGGTGTGACATCGCCACAAGAAGCTATTGCAGAGATAGGTAAATCTAAAATACCTAGTGCTGACAAGATTAAATTACAACAAATGATTTATGACCAGCAAAACAAAGAAATGGAATCTATAACTGCTAGATGGGAATCTGATAGTAATAGTGATTCTTGGTTAGCTAAGAATGTACGTCCTATGGTTTTAGTATGGTGTATAGTTGTGTTTTCATTAGCAGGCATATTAGACAGTATAGAAAGCATACCTTTTCATATTGGTGCAACTTGGAATGATACATTTGAAAAAGTAATGATGGCTGTTGTATTAGCATACTTTGGCGGAAGGTCTAGCGAAAAAGTTATTGACATATTTAAAAATAAATGAACAAACTAGATAACGGTAATCCACAACTTAATTCACTGAGAACTGAATTTAATAATAGAGTTGAAAGGAAGATGATACTTGGTAAAGGTAAACGTATCACTTGGAACAATACAAGACGGCATAGAACAATATAGTTAATAACTAAATTCAATACCCTATGAATTTAATAGGGTTTTATATATATTTGTGAATTCAATAGGGTGCGATATTCTGTTGATTTTCTTTGTTTTCAATGAAAAGGGGTAGCAAGATGTTACCTCTTTTTTTTGTCTTTTGTCTTGCACATGACATATTTTATCTATATGTTTGTTGCATGGAAAACTTAACAAAGAAGTTGGTGAAAGTTCAAGGGAGTTTGAAAGCACCAAAAAATCAAAGGAACAATTTCGGTAATTACAATTACAGGAGTTGTGAAGACATCTTAGAAGCAGTTAAACCTTTACTTATAAAAGAAGGGTTGTTATTGACTATCTCTGATTCTATTGCCCCAGAACCTTTATTTGTTAATGCAGTTGCTGAAATTACTGATGGTAAAGACAAGATTACCGTTAGAGCTCAAGCAGGTATTAACTTAAATAGAAAAGGAATGGATGTAGCTCAATGCTATGGAGCATCAAGCAGTTATGCTAGAAAGTACGCTTTAAACGGTTTATTTTTAATTGATGATACCAAAGATGCAGATGCTACTAATAATCACTCTAAGGTAGCTAAAAACGCCTCTACAGACGTATTAGAGCCTACTAAGGACTGGCTAGACGAAAAAGGAGACAAGTTTGATAAGGCAAAAGATGCCATAACAAAAAAAGGTTTTACTATAGCCGATATTAGAAAAAAATATAAAGTAAGTAAGAAAGTAGAAAAATTATTATTAACCTAAATTAAATTAAAATTATGAATGAAAAAAAGTATGTAGGAAGTGGTAAACAGCAAGGTAATTATGACCTAGTTAACTTTACTATTGCCGAAGAGAAAACAAAAGATGCATGGATTGAGTACAACGGTAAAAGGTACTTAAAACTAACTATTGGCAAGAAAAAAGAAGTTGACCAATATGGTAAAAGCCATAGTGTATGGATAGATGAGTATGTGCCAGATAGTGCAAAGCAAGAACCTGCTAAGCCACTGCCTACCCCAGATTTACCATTTTAGTTATTAACATTCCCCTTAAGCTTAATCGTTTAGGGGGATTATTATCTTAAATTATGATACAAAGAAAAAACACAAAATACGTTAACATTAATTTAGCATTTATGAATACAAACTTAACAATATCGGAAGCTACAGTATTATCTTATATAGATTCATTAGCAATTAAAAAAGGTTATTGTTTTGCCTCAAATGAAAGTATTTGCATGGCATTGAATTTAAATGACAGAACTTTATACAGAATATTAAAGAACTTAGAAAACAAAGAATACATAACAAGGAAGACAAAAAGCTTAGGAAATGACGGCAAAGAACGTAAGATTTACGTTAATCCAAGTGTCAGGAGTGTCAGTTCTATGTAATACATAGTGTATTATATAAATAAATAATACATAGTGTATTATTATACATAGTGTATTATAACAATATACATTTAAAATTGAACTATGCAAGAAAACTTTGTAAAAATTGGAATCGTACCTAAAGGCAAATACTCACAACAGAAAGTAAAGTGCCCAAAATGTAGTCATACTCGCAAGAAAAAAGACGACTGCTCATTGTCTATAAATGTTGATGATGGTTTATATCATTGTCATCACTGTGGTTGGAACGGTTCTGTAAACCCTAATAATACTATGCAAGAAAAAACATATACTTTGCCAACTACAAATAACTTAAAAAAGATAAATTCTAAAGCTATTAAGTTTCTTAATGATAGGGGCATAACAAACGAAGTAATAGAAAGCAATAAGATTACCACTACAAAAGATGGTAGAAGTGTTGTATTTCCATACTTAAAACATAATGAACTTGTTAATTATAAAACAAGAGGCATTGATAATAAAACATTTACACAATCTAAAAATGGAGAACCAATAATATTTAATTATGATAGGGTTGTAAATCAAGATTATGTAATACTATGTGAAGGTGAATTAGACTCATTAAGTTGGGAAGTTGCAGGTTTTACTTGGCACACTTCTGTAAATATGGGTGCACCAAATGTAAAAGATAAAAACTTAGACAAGAAGCTTGAATGTATTACAAACTCTTATGAGGTTTTTGATAATGCAAAAGTAGTTTACTTATGCACTGATAACGATGAAAACGGTAGATACTTAGAAGAAGAACTTGTAAGAAGAATTGGTGCAGAGAAAATTAGATTAATTGATACAAATCCATTTAAAGATGCTAACGAGGTTTTACTTAATGAAGGTGTAAAATCACTACAACATAGATTTAAATATGCTAGAGTACCAAAGGTTGAAGGTATATTTAGTGTAAATGATATTTATGATAGTATGTTAGATGGTTATAGGAACGGACAAGAAAGAGGTTCAACAACTCACGTTGAATGTATTGACAGAGCTTGGACTTGGAGAAACGGAGAGGTAAATATTTGGACAGGTTACCAAAATGAAGGTAAAAGTATGTTCTTAAATCAGCTATCAGTTTTAAAGGCATTTCATGAAGGATGGAAGTTTGCAGTGTTTAGCCCAGAGAATATGCCTATAAATGATTTCTTTCACGACTTAATAGAAACTTACATTGGCAAGAGTTCTGACCCTTATTATAAAGATAATTATATGAGTGAAGATGAATTTAAAATAGCTATGGAGTTTATGAAAAAGCATTTTTTTATTATATATCCAAAAAAAAGTTATAAATTAGAGGACATCTTTGAGAGAGCTAAGTTTTTAGTTAAGGCAAAAGGTATTCGTTCATTGATTATTGACCCTTACAATACAGTACAACACCGTATGCAAAGAGGTGAAAGAGAAGATTTATACATTAGTAGATTTATGAGTGAACTTAAAAGGTTTGCCGTAGAAAACAAAATCTCTGTTCATTTAGTTGCACACCAAGTTACACCACAAAAAGATGATGGTGGCAGATATAATAAACCTGATGTCAACAGAATTAAAGGTGGTGGTACATTTGCAGATAAATCTGATAATGTATTATTTGTATGGAGACCTAATCGAGCATTAGACTTTAGTAATACAGCAGTTGTATTTGGAAGTCAAAAGATAAAGAAACAAAAACTTGTAGGTTATCCTCAAGAAGTTGAAGGCATAACTTACAGTAGAAAATCGAACAGATATTATTTCAATATGGAAACACCCTTTGATATTGTAGATAATATAAGATGCGAATCAGAGCTAGAGTAGATGCTAACCAGAAAAAAATAGTTGCCCAATTAAGAGGGGTAGGATGCTCTGTCCTCCATACTCACCAATTAGGAAAAGGTGCACCAGATATTATTGTAGGTTATAACTTTAATAATTACTTAATAGAAATTAAAGACGGTTCTAAACCTAAAGCACAACAAAAATTAACACCAGATGAAGTTAGATTCCAATCTGAATGGAAAGGAAACTATTATGTTATAAATTCATTTGAACAACTTAGAAACATTGTATTTAAAGATGAGCTCTAAGATACTTGACATATTAGCTAAAAGGCATAATGAATGGCTAAATATGGCTAAAAGTTTTAAATTGAATAATAGTGATGCTAATGAATTAGTTCAAGAGATGTATTTAAGAATGTATGATTATACAAAAGATGTAAAAAGAATTATGTATAATGAAACAGAAATTAATACATTTTATATATATATTACATTAAGAAATTTATATTATAGCAAGTTTACTAATTATAACAAAAATAAAAAAACAGTGTTATTTTCAGATATAGACACTGAAAAATTTAATTATATTATGAATCAAATAGTTTATGATGTTGACCAACATAATGATAATTATAAAAAAAAAGTTAACTTAGAGGCATTGTACAATAAAATAGAAGGCGTAATTGAAGAGTGGTATTGGTACGATAAAAAGCTTACTAGGTTATATTTAAATACTAATATGAGTATGCGAGACATCAGTAAAGAAACAAAAATAAGTTTAAGTTCAATATTTAATACATTAACAAATGCAAAAGAAAAAATTAGAAAGAAAACCAAAGAAGAATACAAAAAGTACAAAAGCTAAAGGACTTGGAGATACAGTCGAAAAGGTACTAGAAAAAACAGGAATATCTAAAATAGCTAAGTGGGTTCTTGGTGAAGATTGTGGGTGTGAAAAAAGAAAAAAGATATTAAATGATTTATACCCATATTATACCCCCGAGTGTCTAACAGAAGATGAATATAAATACCTAGACAAATATTATACAGAATCTAAAAACACTATTCAGCCTGATGTACAGAAGAGTGTTTTAAAAATATACAATAGAGTATTTCATCAAAAGGCAACTTTAACAAGTTGTTCTTCTTGTTATAAGAAGACGGTGCATAATAAACTCAAAAATGTTTATAAAGAATATAACAATGACTGAAGACAAAGGGTTAATTAGGAATCGAAAGCGTGTAAAACAAGTTATTGATTTTACTGGTATTCAAAACGGTAAGTTGCATCCCTCTGATATTGATGCCGTATTAGAGTTTGATAATGAAGTTTTAATACTTATAGAGGTTAAATATAAGTTTAATAAGATACCAATGGGACAAAGGTTATTATTAGAAAGGATATGTGATTCTTGGCATACTGATAAAAGTGTTGTCTTAAAAGTTGAACACGACTTTGACAATGATGATGAAAACATACCATTAGAAAAATGTAGAGTTTCTGGTATATATTACGACAAGGTATGGAAGTATTATAAAGAAACTAAAGACTTCAAGAAGTTTATAAATAAAATGGGTGAAAAATGGGATTGCAAAAAATGTAGATTCTAAAGTACACAATAAACTATAATTGTTATTTATATATGCCATTATTAAGACCAAAAAAATACGAAGAGAAAGCAAGTTTTTTAGCAAGGTTTATGAACAATGCTAAAATGATATTAGAGTACCCAGACACTAAGCAACGCTATGCAGTTGGATTAGATGTTTGGAAAAAGAATTTCATGTAATACTTGTTTATATCAGTTCTTTTATTAACTTTGTGTTGAAAACAAAGAAATATGAGAACAATATTTTACACATTAACTTTATGTATGCTTTTAAGTTGTAGTGATAACTGCGACCTTAGTCATTACCCATCAGCACCTTACAACGAGCCTTATCACGTTGACTACGGAGACAACACTGTTAGATACGTTTATTTATGTAGAGATGGTTACAACAATGAGGTTTATACTTATTATGTATCAGGTGGGTGTTGGGAATACAGTTTGTCATATCAGTATAACTCAAATTGTAATTAATATGAAAGAACCAATTATCACACTAGACAATGAGATGCATGACAGACATGAGCTCACACAAAAAGCAATAGAAGACAGTTTCTATTATGGCTACTTAGCTAAAGCTTGTTTATCAAGTAGTGCAATAAGTCAACTACTTAAATCACCATTAGAATACTTAAATCAAATAAACCTACCTACTGAATCTGATGCACTTGCACAAGGTTATTTATTTCACGCCAGTATATTAGAAGAGCATAAGTTTAATGAGTGTTTATTTTTAGATGTAAAAACAAAAGCAAATAAAGAATATAAACTAGCTAAACAAGAAAGGTGGGATGTGTTTACTGTTAAAGATAGAGATGTAGCTTTAAGAATGAGAGATAGATTTTATAATTGTGATGAGGCAAAAGAACTTATAGAGAATAGTAATTTTGAAGTGCCTATGGTAAACAATTTAATGGATTATCCATTTAGAGGCAAAGCAGATATTTTAGGGGAACACTTAATAGATTTAAAAAGCACTGCACAATTAAACAAGTCATTCTATAATAAAAATGGAGAACTTATAGAATATAATAGTTTCAAGAGTAGTGCTAATAAATTTAATTACGATAGTCAATGTTTTATATATTGTAATTTATTTGGCAAAAGTTATAAAGATTTTAAGTATATTGTAATCGACAAATCTCCTACAAATGAAATAGGCATATTTGATGTAAGCGAAGAGTTTTATTATAGTGGAGAACAAAAGGTTGAATATGCAATAAAAGTATATGAAAACTATATTAAAAATGAATACGACCTTGAAAATTATATTGTAAAAGCAACTTTATAAATGGAAGACCAATACTTAGATTATTTAGATTGTTATGAAGACACTCTACTTTGTCTAAAGAAAAGAGTAATAACAGAAAAAGAAATACCATTATTAATCGAACAGTATGAAAATGAAGAGCACTATGAATGTTGTGGTGCAATATTACACGCTTTAGAGGATTACAAGATTCAACAAAATTATTTACCATAATGATAACACAAAAAGAAATAGCAGACGAACTTAATAGAATATCTGGATTAGATGTATTTAGAGTAACAAGAAGAAGAGAATATGTTGAGGTCAGGTCTTTATTGAATCACATACTTTACAACTATAAGAAAATGCCATTGAGTAAAATAACTAAATTCTATAACAATAACGGTTGGGATATAAATCATGCAACCCTTATACACTCTCTTAGAACATTTGATTTACACAAAAGGTATAATTCTAGTTTATTAATTTGGTTAGAACATATAGTTGACAATATAAATAAAATGGATAATTTTATTAAAAGAGAATACATTAGAGCTAAAATAAATAGCTTAGACAATAAAGACATTGATGAATTAACAATGGTCATTAGTAATATGCCAGAGAGAGAAATAGAATTAAAAAACAAGAAATACATTACAAGAAAATATGAAAAACAATTATAGAAAGCAATTACAAAAAGAAGCACCAAATCTTTATAAGAGTTATGAAAAGATTGTTGAAGAGCAGTTTGAATTATTTGCAAAGAAGCAATTAGATTATGGCATTGGTAATATAAGCACTGGTGCAAACCTAGAAACTAAAGAAGGTAAAGATTTTGCTTTACATGGTTTATGGTTTAGAATGAATGACAAAATAAGTAGATGGAAAAATCTAATTATTAAAAATCGTAAAGGCAATAATGAAACTTTAATAGATACATATCAGGACTTAGGCAATTACTCTATTATATGCCAATTAATAAATAGAGGTTTATGGAAGGAATAGAAGACGATAATAAAAAGAAAAAAGACGGAAGAGCAAACAACGGTGCTTTAAAGGGAGTGTCAAGAGGACAAGGACGACCACCAAAGGCAAGAGAAAAAAAGCTAGGTAACTATGCTTTAGGTGCCATGAAAAAAGTATTTGGTAGTGAAGAGAAAGCTTGGCTTGAATTAGCTAAACAATCTAAAGATAGCTTTCCACACATGAGATTACTTTGGGAATACAAGTATGGTAAACCAAAAGAATTAAAAGAACTAAATGTTAAAACAGAAGTTAACATACCAATCATTAACTTTGCTGATAAAGAAAAAACTATTGATATAGAATCAGAAGATGTAAAAGATGAAGAAGCTAAATCTTAATCCTAAATACCAAGCTCTATTCAATTCTAAAAGTCGTTACTATGTAATAACTGGGGGTAGAGGAAGTGGTAAGTCATTTGCCACTAATACATTCTTGGTGTTACTTACATACGAAAAAGGACATAGAATATTGTTCACTCGTTATACAATGACTTCAGCAGGTATGTCTATTATTCCTGAGTTTATAGAGAAGCTTGAATTGATGGGGATACTTGACCAGTTCACTGTAACTAAAACAGAAATCATTAATAATTTAACAGGCAGTTCAATATACTTTAGTGGTATTAGAACTTCAAGTGGAGACCAAACTGCAAAGCTTAAATCTATACAGGGTGTTAGTTCGTTTGTGTTAGATGAAGCAGAGGAATTAACAGATGAAGAGAGTTTTGATAAGATAGATTTTAGTATTAGAGCAAAGAACGTAAAGAACAGATGTATATTAATTCTAAACCCTACAACAAAAGAGAATTGGATATATCAAAGATTCTTTCAAAACAGAGGAGTTCCTGATGGATTTAATGGCACAAAAGAAAATATTACTTATATACATACTACATATTTAGATAACCTAGACCACTTGTCAGAATCCTTTGTGAATCAAATAGAGGATATGAAAGCAAGAAGACCTCTTAAATATAAGCATCAAATAATGGGTGGTTGGTTACAAAGAGCAGAAGGAGTTATATTTACTCATTGGAATATAGGTAAATTTAATACGGAAATAGATTCAATATTCGGTTTGGATTTTGGTTTCTCTGTTGACCCCTCAGCTTTAATAGAAGGTGCTATTGACAAAACTAGAAAAATTATTTGGTTTAAAGAACATCTTTATAAAAAAGGTTTAACTACTTCACAAATATATGATGCTTGTATTCGTAAGGCAGGTAAGAATTTAATTGTTGCCGATAATAGTGAGCCTCGTTTAATCAGTGAATTAAAAACAAAAGGATTAACAGGTATAGTTCCTACAATAAAAAAGAAAGGTAGTATTTTATCAGGTATTGCATTAATGCAAGATTATCAAATAGTAATTGATAGCAGTTCTATAAATTTAATTAGAGAGTTTAATAATTATTCTTGGAAGTTATCAGGCTCTATTCCAAATGATAATTTCAATCACGGAATAGATTCTTGTCGTTATCTGGTTCAGTACTTATTAACTAGGTCTGTACCTCATGGCAATTACTTTATTAGGTAAATTGTTATATTTATAACAAAAATTATTAAATTTGTTATATTTCTACATTTATTTGTCAGTTGGAGAATTAATTACTATATTGAACACAGTTCATTGAAATATTGTTTAACCCATAAAATTGAAAACATGGAAAAATTAAAACTAGAGAAAGTTAACTCTAAAAAACAACTAGAATCACAAGGTTATTTTAGAATAGATTTAAACAAAGGGATTTGGGATTTTGATGAGGGAAAGTATGTTATAACGAGTACCATACAAAACAAAAGTTCAGTTCTTTATTTTGGTGGAGATATTTTATCACAAACACCTGTTGAATCAATAGAAGAAGCTTTGTATCTGTACAACACTTATCATTACATTTGTCCAGAACACTACTTATAAGAAGTCAGGGAGGGTAAAACCTCCCTTTTTAAAAAAAAGATTTGGTCAGTTGGAAATTATTAACTAAGTTTGTGTATAACTAATAAAGAAAACAATGAAAGCACTATTTAACAAAACAATTAAAACTGCAATAGTATTAACCTATTGTATAATGACATCATCCTTATTATATCTTGTCTTTACTTTTAATGACAATTTATTTAACAACGGAACACTAGGAATACAAACCTTGTTTCTTTGCCTATCCTTAACTATTGTAGTTGGTTTGGTTTTAGACACATATAAAAACAATAAGTAATGATAGTAAAATTAGCAGTTCATTATGAACAACAAAGAACAAACAAAAAAGACAATAACAATGGTTTGTTGTATGGTATATATCATTATGATATACCTAAAAAAGATTTAGATACAGATAATATGTTTAACAATGACATTGTTCATGTTGAATGGTATAAAACAAAATTAGAAAGAAATAAACAACTTAAAAATAAATAATTATGAACAAAGTAAACGCATTCGAGAACGAAATATTTGACCATTACAGAAAAAGAGTAAATCAAATAGGAAAGTCAATTAACCTATTAAAAAGTCATGGCTACACAGTTGTAGATTTAGAAGGCAAGATAATAGAAAACGAAATAGAATTAACTGAATAATGTCAGACATCAGAACTCAAGAACTATTAATTCTAAACATAAAAGAATTAGAACAAGAGGTGGTAAGCTTACAATATGATATTAATTGGCAAAATCATTACATGGACTTCTTAGAGGGCAAGAATGACGAACTACATCATAAAGCTACTGTACATGCTAACTACATTATGAACTCAACTAAAACCTATGAGATATGAAAACAATAATAAAGAAAATCAAAGATTATAACCAAAAAATGATGAGTCAAGTAAAAAAGACAAGGCATGAACTACAAGATGATGTTAAAATTGAAGTTAGTTCTAATTACAGGATAGAGGGCGACAAGGAAGCAAAGAAAGATGTGTTAGCAAGTTTAGAAATATATTCTTACACCATCACACCAGAAGAACTAGAGGTGCTTGTAGAAGCTCTTAAATGCGTTTATTCAAATCATCCTGATGGAGAGATTAAAATGTCTGTTACACATAATCACGAATACTTAAATTGTTAATTATGAGAAAGTGTAATAAATGTGCAACAATAATAGAACAGAAAGCAAAGCAACTATTCTGTTATAATTGCAAAGGGTATAAACTGCGTTACGAAACTTATGAGTTTTATTCAATAGCAAATCAATTTAATAATAAATAATTATGACACAAAATAAAATAATAAAAGATAATGCAATTAGTATTTTAGATTCAGCATATTCTGGAATACTAAGAATGGTCAGAAGCGATGATGACTATGAAACTATTAACCTAATCCAACCAATCCTTGACAAGATTGATGAGATACAAAACGAAATAGAAGAATTATGAAAGTAAACAGAGTATATAAAGTAGTGCGACCTATGAGAAGGTTTGGTAATTTAATAAAGGACATTATAAATCCAAGAGAATCAAAATATGCTTGGTGTAGATACCCTTTGTATGCCAAAACTAAAAAACAAAAGGAATTGTATATGGCTACAATAATAGAACACTTAGACAATAGAATAGAAATTAACCCAGAAATAGAAATTTAATAATATGACACACCTTGAGGATTTAAACAGAATTGAAATCAGACACCTTAGAGATACAGTAAATATCTTTGAAAGTGAGATTAGAAAACTAAGAAAACTACTTAAAACAATTAAGGAAGAGAACGAAACACTTAGAGCAAAAAATGAATTGCATAGGCAACAATTAGAATCAGAATATAGAAAAAGTAAAGTTTAAAAGATGCAACATAAATTTATTAGGGAGTTGGTAGAGTTTAAATTTAAAGCTATTAGAACTGCCACAAAGAAAGCTAAACTATTTATCGAGTATGATAATTCAATGGTATGGATTCCAAACTATATGATATTTAGATTTAGTTGGGATAAAGAAAATAATATAGTTAGGGTATTATGTCCTAAAAAACATTTGGTTAGTATTATAAACCAACCCAGAGAAAAGCGTAAATATAGAGAACGTAAATCATGAAGCAACTAACCTTTGAGATAAAAGAAGTAGGACAAGAAGTTTATACTAAGCAATTCAATACGGATAGGTCAATTCAATACACCATTGAGCAATACTCAAGGCATCGCCAAATTCAATACATGAATTTAATAGAGTAGATTATAAATTCAATACATAAATTTAATATACCCCACCCATTCAAAAAATATCTGTTTTCTGTTCGGCTCTTCTTGGGCAATTTGCAAAGCTAAAAACAAATAAAGCATAAAAGCAAAATAATATTCTTATTTAGAATTAATATAAATTAACATGAATAATCAACTTTGTTTGTTAATTGTTTTGTCAGTTGGAATATTTATATATATATTTGTAGTGTTGTTAAAGTCAAAGCTTCAATATATTCAAGCTGGTAGAGTGAGCAAAGGTCAAAGCGAAACCTAACGAGGCGACAAAAGAGTTATCTTAGAATAGCAAAAAGGTGTAAAAAAGTGGCACCTACTCATAGACAAATCAAAACACTTATAATTTAAATTAATACTATGAAAACATTAAAATTAAATCTTAATCAAGAAGTTACAAATCTTTTTTTAAGTGGTGGAATTCTTGTTAAATCTTGCATTTCATCAGATGAAAAATTCTTTGTTGGTGTTGTTAAAATGCCAAAAGATAATTTAGCAAATGATAATATTTATAAAACAAACAGAAAGTTTGAGTTTGTTATGATTTCAAATTATATTTATGATTCTGAAATTGTTATTACTTCTTACCATAATCAAAGCATGAGAAAGGTAAAAACCTTATGTATTGAACAATACGAGGAAGATATGCAAGCATATAGAAGAAAAATAAAATCTATTGAATATATTTATTAAATATGAAAAACTTATTTAAAATATTATCCGAAATTTTCGCATTTGGTTTGTTCGCCTTTGTTATGGGCGTTTGCCTTATCTTATTAATTAACTTATTTATATAACTATGAAATATATTAAAATTCCTTTAGCATATCTTCCAACTGAAAACAATGAATATGAATATGATTATGATTATATGAGAATCATGTTTGAAAAACAATTAGAATTATTATTTCATTTACAAAGTGGAACTAAACCAGAATCAAAAAACCATATTAATTATAATTTAACAAAATGAAAACAAAAAGAATCAAAGAACTAAACAACCTTTATGCAGTGCCAACAGGCAAAATGTACAAAGTAAAAAGTAACACGCTAAAAACTATCTTAAAACGTGTTTTATTGCACCCTTTCACGGTAGCGTTAACCGTTTATTCATTAATAATATTATCAATTATTATTTTAACCATAAAAATCTAAATATGAAAACAAAAACTATTGACGTAAACGCAAAAGAATGGTATGATAAAATTAATGGCAATTCTTATTTTTGTGGCACAATAACCCTTAATTATTTAATGGATAATGAGGAAACTTTTTTAATGCCGTTTCAATATGGTTACGGCTCTTCCTATGAATGTGAAGCTAAAGCAATATTAACAGAGTTTAATAAAATAAGTGGCAATTGGTTTCAAGGTTTATATACTTATTGTAAAGACAATAATATTATTTACAGGTCAAACATAAAAAGAAACTCATTAAAAAGAGAATTAAAACAAATTGAAACTGATTATAATAATAACCTAAATAAATAAACAAATGAAAACA